GCAAACCTTGGTATGGAAGTAATGCACGAGCGTAATGCTCATAACTTCCCACTAGACTTAGCATCTGCTGAGGCTACAGAGGTTGCACTAACAGCACCATCTATTGGTTAATCAACAAATATTGACACAAAGTTAATTCTTTGTTATAATGAGGGTCATAAACGATCCTCATTTTTTTATGAAAATATTTTTAGATACAGCAGAAACTGATTTAATCAGAAAGTATTATGGAACAGGATTGATTGATGGTATCACAACAAATCCTACTTTGATTCGAAAAAGTGGTAGAGATCCAGAGGAAGTCTATCAAGAGATTCAAGATATAGGAATCAAAGACATTAGTATGGAAGTGGTTGGTGACTCTAATGAAATGATTGAAGATGGAATTAGATTGGCAACAAAGTTTCCAAACTCTGCAACAATCAAAGTTCCTTGTACACCTGATGGTTTACTTGCCTGTGCTGAACTATCATGTAAAAATTTAATCAGAGTAAATGTAACTTTGATCTTTGATGTTGCACAAGCAATTCTATCAGCAAAGGCAGGTGCAGCATATGTCTCTCCTTTTGTTGGTAGGTTAGATGATAACTCTATTACAGGTTTAAATCTAATCAAAGATATCGATGAGGTGTTTAGAGTTCAAGCAGTTCATAGAACAAGAATTCTATCTGCATCAATCAGATATGTGAATAGTGTATCCCAATCATTTGCAAATGGTGCGGATATTGTGACAATGCCACCTTCTGTTTTTGAGAAGATGTATCATCACGTACTGACAGATAAAGGTCTTGAGATCTTTGACAAAGATTATGCGGCCATCCAAAATAAATAATATTTTAGTGTATTACTTTTATGAGTAACGTACAAAATTTTACAGTTTATTCTAAGTCAGGATGCCCATACTGCAGCAAAATTGTTGAAGTATTAGATCACATCAAAGCATCATACACAGTGTATTCACTTGGTGAACACTTTGATAAAGATTCATTCTATGGGGAATTTGGAAATGGAACAACTTTCCCTCAAATTTTATTAAACGGAAAAAAATTAGGAGGATGTGTTGACACAATCAAATATCTCAAAGAAGAACAAATCGTCTGATTTGAAGATAAATAAAGGAGTAGAATTAATTCTTGGAGGGACAAAACCAAAGTCTCAAAATATTAAACCTTTTGGTATCAGGTTTAGAAAAATATTTTCTTTATTAAAGAAAGATATTCATTTTAATTTTGAGTTTTCTTTTACCATCAAAAACAAAAAAATTTAAAAGTGGAGAAGTCTCATGGAAACTTTAGTAGTAACACTAACTCTTTCAACAGTAATGTCATTTCTTGCATTAACGGTTGGAATTGTGATAGGATGGGTCGCAAGACAACATTCTTATGAAACTACACCACAAAACATTTACAATCATCCAGAAATGTATGATGCAAATGGAAACATTATCCCAGACGAAATCGTCGCAGGGAGGTTCGAAAATGACAACAACGAGGAAACCGAGGAAGACATCTAAAAAAGCAGAGGCAATCCAAACAAGGAAAGCTGCTACTCCTCAACCAATAGTGGATCTACCACCTAATCCATTTACATTTGAAGTTTTGTCTCTCGCATCAAAACAGAGATCAAATGCAAAAAAAGTGGAAGTGCTGAGAAAGTATGAACACAATTCTATAAAGGCAATCTTTATTTGGAATTATGATGATAGTTCTATTTCTCTACTTCCACCAGGTGAAGTCCCATATTCAAGTTTAAAAGATGAACAAAACAGTAGCGGTACTTTGTCTACCAAAATAGGACAACAGACCTCTACAATGCAGTTTAATAATACTGTAAATGCCAATAAAGGTTTTACAACCCTTCGTAGAGAGTGGACAAAGTTGTATAACTTTGTGAAAGGTGGTAATGATAAATTGAATGGTCTTCGCAGAGAGACTATGTTCATTCAAATTCTTGAGGGTCTTCATCCACTTGACGCAGAGATTTTATGTCTTGTCAAAGACAAGAAATTATATGATAAGTATAAGATAACAAAAGAAAATGTTTCTGAAGCATATCCTGATATTGTATGGGGGAATCGAAGCTAATGTCCGATGAAAAAATTAAATTGCTATTTGAGAAATGTACTTTCGATAAAGCAAGTGACAAAAAATTACCATCAGATTCTTTTGTGGTTAGTTACAATCACAAAGAAGAACTGAAGCATGATATTGTGAGGGCATCTGCATTTGTAGATGTCTTTGATGCTTACTATGATAAGTATAAAAATGTCAAAGGAATTGCATGGACTCAAGGTGTGGTTCATCCAAGAACTTATGATGGACAAACTAAAACAACTGCACCTAAAAAGAAGGCTAAAAGAAAATGAACTCTGATGACTTATTAAGAGATCAAATCAATCAAGTTATTCGGGATGAAATCCAGAGTACAATAAACGATTATGTTGATCAAAAAGAAGTGGTTGAGAAGTCTGGTCTTGGTTTTGTCCAAAAGGAGGATGAGAAAGAATTCAAGGTTAAGATTAAGAATTCAGAAGTAAATAAGATTATGAAGGAGTATAAAAAAATTAAGAAAAAAGAAAAATCCAATTTTTCGCATATAAAAAAACTTGGTTTAGTTGATAAGCACGGTAGACCATTAAAATAATATAAAAATGTAACATAAAATACATAACTGCTTGCCTATATAATGTGAATGTGTTAATATAAACACATGTCGTTCATCCGATGATAGAATTCACACTACTGGCATCACTTCTAACTGAACACAACGCTTCCCACTGGGAAATGTCATGTGCAGATTGGAACCGCAACAGAATTGAGATACTTAGTGATAAGAATCTTAACTCTGATGCTCACGAGTATCTTATAGATTACTTGAGAACTAAGGTGTCAGGTGATTGTGATACTTTTATCATTGGACGCAAGTAAGCCGACTCGGAACGGGTTCGTTCATCCTCATGTACAACATTTTAGCAAAATTAGTATTACTTGGTGCTCCACTTAATTGTGCAGATGCCAATGAGTTGCTATCTTTGGTTAGACCCTTTGACCCTGAAAGGTTAGAGATGACTAGAGTAATTATTGCACATACTGATCCAGTATGTTTTGAGGACGCAAAAGCCGACTGAAGGAACGGGAACACGGATCACTCGCAAGAGTTAAAGGTGTAAATTTCCAACTACTTTAGGAGAAACCAAAATGGCACAAGTCACATACCGTGGTGTCGTATATGACACCGACAGGAACAAAACAAAGCAGACTAACAAGGTCGATCTAACTTACCGTGGTGTAAGACAAGAAAAAGAACTTACAAGTCTTAAGTGATTGAAACTCTAGAGATATGCATAGCATCTGCTATCTTTCTCACAATCATAACTGCTGAAGTTCAATTCCTGTATGGAAAATAAAACGAAGGGGTTGTACCCCTTCTTTTTTTGTGCTATACTATATAAAACACCATTCATATGGATAGAGAAAAACTAAAAGTCATGATTCGTAATTTAGAACTGATGATTGACAATATTAAGGCAGAGGTGTATTCTGATGTGAATGCATACAAAAACTCCGATGCGTTTGCACAACCCTCTGACTATGATGAACTCTACGACGACGACGATGGCTACACCGATTAGTCGTGCAAAACGATTAGTAAAATTGCTTGAAAGACTCTTAAGAAAGAGAGAACTTTTTGATGATGAGCAGTTTAAGTTAATTAAAGATCAATTAAAAGTCGCTAAACATGAATTAGCACTTATTGAGGAAAAAACATCTAAAGGATTCAAGTAATGACCGTTAAATTGGTTAGCATCACCCCTGATGCAGAAAAAACAATGGCACATATTGCCAGAGTGTCTAATCCAAGTAATCAAGACAATCCAAATTATGCGGGATTATTAAGATATTGTATTAAACACAATCATTGGTCTGTTTTTGAGCAATCATCAATGACACTGGAAATAGAGACGACTCGTGCTATTGCAGCACAAATATTAAGACATCGTTCTTTTACATTTCAAGAGTTTTCTCAAAGATACGCTCAAAGTCATGAATTAGGAAATATAGAACTACCAGACTTAAGAAAACAAGATTTAAAGAATCGTCAAAATTCAACAGATGATCTTGATCCTTTTGTAAGACAGAAATTAGAAGCACAGATGATTACACTGTTTAGTTCTGCTCAAGCATTGTATAATCAGATGATTGAAGAGGGAGTTGCAAAAGAATGTGCTCGAATGGTGTTACCATTGTGTACACCAACTAAAATCTATATGACAGGTTC